ATAACGTTTCTCGGCTTTGCTTTGTTGCGGAAAAGTAAGCCAAAAGTTTAGATTTAAAAACAAAATTAACAAACACAACCCCAACATTGGTTAAGCCATAAACCGCAATAGAGCAAAACCGATGTTATAAGTAGCTTTTATTATGAGTAAGCAAAAAACAGCATTAGATGAATTAATGGATTTTATCGAAGAAGGTAAATTTGAATTTTTTTCAGATATTTTTGATAAAGCAAAAGAACTTAAAGACACTGAACAAAAACAAATTATTGAAGCTTTTGAATATGGTGCGTACATTGAACACGTTAAAGAAAGGCTTGACTACGACCACGAAGATTATGATTTCAATAACGCTGATGAATATTTCGATTTTACTTTTAACCGCAATATTGAGTAAAGTTACTTATAACGTCTCGTGGCTTGATGCAGGTGGGAAAAAGTACACCTGAACTTTGAATTAAAAACTAATATTAAAAACACAAACTAATGACTGAATTTAAGACCGATACCCACTTGCTTCAAACCGCTGTTAGTGGCAGTATTTTTGTAAATGCCGATTGTTTTGATGTTTTTCCTAATATAGAAGATAAAAGTATTGATGCTATTATTTGCGATTTGCCTTATGGAACGACTGCTTGTAAATGGGATACAATATTGCCTTTTGATAAACTTTGGAAGGAATACGAAAGAATTATAAAACCAAACGGAGCAATTGTATTATTTGGGTCGCAACCGTTTACAAGTGCTTTAGTAATGAGTAATCCAAAAATGTTTAGATATGAATGGGTTTGGAAAAAATCAAGACCAGCTAATTTTATGAACGCAAAATACCAACCTATGAAGTATCACGAAAATATTTTAGTGTTTAGTAAAAAAACACACAATTACTACCCAATAAAAATAAAAGGAAATAAAAATCACGCAAGCAAACCAAGACAAGGTAAGTCTAACATATACAACATAGAAAATAATAAAAACGGAATAGATATAAATGATATGAAATACCCACAAAGCATTGCAGATTTTAAATCTACTGATAGTACTAAAAATTTACACCCAACTCAAAAACCTATTGAATTAATGGAATATTTAGTAAAGACCTACACAAAAGAGGGAGATATGGTTTTAGACAATTGTATGGGTTCGGGAACTACTGGATTGGCTTGTAAAAAAACATATAGAAATTTTTTAGGAATAGAAAAAGATAAACATTATTTTGATGTCGCTGTTCGTAGGATTTCTGAATATTGCCACTAACGTTCTCGTGCTTGGCGAGGCTCAAGGAAAGTAAATCCCGATGCTTCGGTTCAAGACCAAAATTAACAAAAACAAACAGAATTTTAAATTAATAACTAATCCTTGAATCTTGCCAAACACGTGTTATGTGAGGTTGTGGGTAATTAAAACAAAATGTGATGAGTATAGGAATGGACGGATTTGATGCTTATATGCCAAAAGAAGAAATTATAAGTAAATCAGAAGAAATAAAATTAATTAGAAAAGAACTGATTGATAAATATAACATCAAAACAGATAGAGATTTAATAAAACAATTAGGTATTACAGAAGAAGATAAAGGAAAATTATTTACTTGGATTAGATACCAATGTGCTTTTAGTTATCGAGAGGGTTTTGATAACGGGCAAGATGAATTGAGATACGCTCTTAACGACCTATTAACACCAACAAGATAATGTGCAATATAGTAGTAATAAATAAAGGACAAAAAGAAATTGCAACACCAAGAGAGTTTTTAGAACATTTTGGATTTTATCCCGATTACGACACTTGTTTTAAAATATCATTAGATGAATGTTTATGTAATTGCGATATTGAAAAAGAATTGAAAAGAAACAATATACTTTTTAAAACGGATTGCGGAGATATTTATGTAGGAATGTTGGAGGATGTTGTCGGTGATGACGATTAAAACAATCTCACATAACGGTTTGCAGATAGGCGATGGTTGCCTAAGATGAATTGAATTATTAACCGAGAAGTTTCTGGCAACTATTGCCTATGTGCTGTTAGGTGCAGTGCTTCTCACAAACTTAAATAAAATGACAAACGAACAAATTAGAGAACACTTATTAAAAGCTGGTGTAAAGAACTTAAAAGAGTTTGGTTATCCCGAAGTAACAACTGAAACAATATTGACTGATGAAGTTTATAAAGAGTTCTTCAAGTCAATGTTGGAAGATAATATAGGGAATGGTAAACAAGTTGATGAAGTTATTGACCAGCTTTTATCGGAGGTTACATAGCATTGCACCTAACTCTCCGATACCCGCATAAAATGTATTACAAAATGGCTAAACTACTAACAAAAACAAAGGTTATCCGAATTTCAGAAAGTCAACTAAAAACACTTCAAAAAATGAAGTCTTACAATGTAGATGTCGGTCAATTTATCCGTGATGCAATCAAAGAAAAAATAAATAGGGAGTATAAATATTTACTTCCTAAACCAAAAAAAGAATATTGTCCGTTTTAAATAAAAAACCATCAATTAAGATGGTTTTTTAATTTTAAGACCTAAGTTGTTTTTTAATTTATTCAGTCGCTTAATCCATCTTAAAATGCGTCCAACCAATGTCGTTGGTGCTTTATCGCTTATTAATTCGGTTGCAATGTCTAATACTAAATTTGGGTCAATTTTCTCTTGGCTCATTTGTTTATGTATAAATAGATTAATATTAGTATTACTAAATTCTTCCAGTAATTGTAAACGATGTCTTTTAAGATTTCCATTTTGCTAATAATTCAATTCTATGATTAATACCATTCAAACCGCCATTTACACGTTTAGTAATTCCGATAATATCGTCTTTATCAGCGAAAGAATTAAGGTTGTTTTTCTTCCAAAACCACAATGCACTAATCATTGCATTTGCTTCTTCAAGTAACAGATCGGGGTTGTTTAAAAAATCAATTCTAGTGTCTTTTGATAGCAATAAATAATTTTCACGACCTGTAATTTGCAGAAAACCACGCCCACGAAATTTCCAGCCGTCGCCTGATTGCTCATTTCCGTTACCCATACGATTTGCATAAACTCTATTGGCGATCATTTCTGGTTTACGTTCATACGCTTGAGCCGTTGCCATATCTTTAAAGTATTTTTTAAAAGTTTCTGTCAAACCTAAGCGACTATAATTAAGATTTTCGCTAATGGGTTTTAGTCCACTTTCGTGTTCAATCTGAGCCATAAAATGCGCAATTCTTAACGGTGTATTTATTCCGTAATTGTTTAGTAATGTGCGGTATTTGTTTATCATTCTTTCTTGTTTTTTTCGAGCATATACCATCTACGGGCAGTATATCCTACTGTTAATATAAATACTATTATTTTCATTACTATTTCGCACTCGCTAAAAGATAGCGTAAAAAAAATAAATGTCGAAAACATTACTTTTATGTCAATTAGATTTTGGTTCATTTTTAGAAAAGAAAAAATATTGTAAAATAGTACCAACGTACCCTATTATTGCGCCTTTAATCATATCTTCGATGTGTACAAATATAAGACTTGCCATTCCAAAAACAACAACAAAAACCGCTAAAATATTTTTTATATTATATTTTGTCATAATTTATCTAGTTAATGTTAATTTTGCGCTAATAAAATCTACATCGATTAAAGCCGTTGCAGTAGTTCCACTATTGGTCGTAATTGCGCAAATATTCAAAGCTCTTGTATTATTTGGAATATTGGTTGTTTGCGTTACGCTTGCTATCAAAGTGCCACTAGCATTAAATAATTCGCCTAATACACTTGTAGCATTCGCATTTACCGTAAATCGTACTTTATACCAAGTATTTGTGGTTAATGTCGCTATTGTTGCGCTTGTGGTTTGAATACTATTATCTGCCGTTACTAATGTCAAATCTCCGTTTCCTGAATATCTAAATAACACACCATTTGTTGGAGCTGCACTCGTTGTACTATCGTGCAACCCCATTCTTGAAGTTGTATTGGCAAAAGTCAAAGGATTAAAAATATAAGTAAAAACTTCATTACCTTTTAATCGTAATAGTAAACTAGAACTTCTTATACCAACTCCGCTATTGGCAGTTGTAGAGGAATTTAATCGGTGAACGCCTACGTTATTTGTTGTTGGTGTTCCCGCGCTAGTTGTGCCAGAATTTGCTGATACTATTGCGAAATCTTGACTGTTAGCCGCACTTAAAAATTCGTGACTTAAATAAACATTATTTTCATTAGCCAACTGACTAAGATTAACCGCTTCGTTGGGTGCTGTGGCGGGAGGTACTTGAACCGAACCCGTAAATGTTGGATTTGCTAAATTTGCCTTAGAGTTTAACGCGATTTGCTGTGCAGTTGACACTGGTTTATTCAAATCAGTTGTGTTGTCCACATTTGATAATCCTACGTCTGATTTGGTAATTGTAACAACACCCGTTTGACCGTTTACACTCACAACATCATCGCTATTATCGGACTTTTCGGGAACTCCAATAGCATTATAAATAAGCCAATCTCCTAAATTAAAAGCAATTCCAAAACGGGTTCCAGCAACAGAAACATTATAAACATTACCCACTTTTGTAAGGTCGGGACTTGTTAATGTTGGTGTATTTGTCGAAGCATTCCAAACTCCCTGGTATTTTAATAAAGTTGTAGGTAAATTTTCCAAAGGCACTTTTCCACCTGAATCCAATCCGCAATAACCGTTATTTTGGTTTTTGTTTGATAGTAGTTCGACACTTGCAACAACATTGTCTAATTGACTTACTACTACTACATCGTCACTACTTATACCGGCTTTAGCTGTTATTCTTCCATCGTTTTGTATAGCTGCTTTTACAACTCCATTTACATTAAATAAGACTATTTCACTTGTGTTTTCTTCACCTAATTCAAATGATGCGGATACGTTATAATCAGATTGACAAAAAACACCAACACCACCTAGAGAATATGCGGTTATTGCTGTGTTAGATTGGGATGTCGCGTACATTGCAACTTCGTCATTTTCGAAAATGTTTATTCTTTTAGTGCTAGTATTCCCACCATCCAAAACATTCTGTAAATTCAACTGCCCCAACATAACCGCTTGATTTGGCTCCGTTGCATCTGCGCCAATGATTTTACCTTCGTGGGTAACGGCGGCTTTAAAACCAGCTCCTTCTACCCCAAAGTCAACGATGTTGTTTTCGTTACCTTCCCCTATTTCAAATAATGCAGCTCTATCATTTACTGAACGCGCACGAATACTAACATCGTTTATTGTTTCAATCTCGATCCCCTTATTACTAAAATTCCCACCATCCAAAACAGTTTGTAAATTCATCTGCCCGAAATTAACCGCTTGTCCGCTAGTGGTTGCTGTTGGTACTATTGGCGAATCAACAAATGTCTTAACTCCGTCGATTGTTTCATCGCCTGACTTGTGGACTGCATTTGGGTCTTGTGATTGTTGAACAGTATTTATATTTACAGTAGTTACGTTTTCAGTAACCGCAATTTCAACTTGTTCAATTGTTGGCGTTACGTTTATGTCAATTATATCGCTCATTCTGTTATTTTGTCAGTTATTAAAAAATTGAATTGACCGCCCCACGTTTCAACGTCTCCATTAGCGAAAGTAATTCTAATGTCGTAAAGATAATTAAAAGGCTCGATGTCGATTATTTGCTTATTTATTTTCCATTGACCTAAAACCGCATTTGTGATAGTAATAGTTGGTTCAAAAAATACAACACCGCCCGCAACTTTTCGCAATTGAATTTTGATAATTGCACCGGTTAAATTAATTGCTACAGTGTTTTTTTTGTACTCAAAAGGCATTTCTTTAAACGTTGTCCCTCTGTAGTGTTTTAGGTTTAGGCTCATTTTCTATTTTTTTTAAAAATATTTCTAATTTCTTTTCGTTTTCCGTTTTCGGTTTGTAAGTTGTTGCTTTCATTGTAGATACCACCCCCCAAAGTTACTGTTTAAAATTGGTGCTTTATCGCCGTTTAATCTTAAATTATACTCAGGAAATAAACCATAATTAAACACCATATAATCGAGATATTTCTGCGAATAATTTTGAGCTATTTGACGTTCCTTTTCAATTAAAAAATCAACCTCGCTTTTATCTACGGTTGTGCTGTTTTCAGAATTGTGTTTAAACATTCCTTTGTTTGCAATTTGGTAACTAATAAAAGGAAGTACTTCAACCATCGACCAATGAATAAGCATCGGTTTAATATAATCGTTTAAAAGCGTTACATAATTCCCAGCCAAAGTACCAGCCACAATGTCATCGCTAATTTTCTTGAATAGTCTTGAGCCAAGATAGTTATAAATATGCGTATCTTGAGCTATCTTTATAAATTGTATAAATTTATCGCTGTCAATGTTACCATTTAAAGCTGTAAATTTTACAATTTCTTCTCTAGTTATAAATAGTGCGTTTGCCATAATTATTTAGTTAAAAAGCCTTGATTAGGCATATCAATTGGTTTCGTGTAAACTAATTTGTCATTTGTTGGTAGTATTTCGCCTTTTTTTCTTGCTTGTGCTGCTGTTATTTTGTCGGCTAAAGGCGAATTAACATCGGCTTTTTTGCGATAAGTTTCTCTAGTCCAAAAATGATGACAAGCTCCGCCTCCTTTATAAAGAAAAACATCATAAGTATCCGCACCATTCGGGCCCCAACCTTCGTTAACTTTTTGAGAACTCATTTTTTCAATGTCTTCTTTTCGGTAAACTTTGTTTGCATTAATCATTTTCTTGCAAAAATCACGACTATTGTCTTTTAAATCACCGCTATAGCGGTAACGGCTTTTAAATAATTCACCATCTTGACCGCTTTTTGCGTTTGGATTTGCTGTACCGGTGCTTACAAATGACCACAATTTTGATAATAGCGAGGGATTATTTAACCGTTTTAATTCCGCATCTAAATCCTTTTCCGTTTCATAATCTACGGCTTTTGCGCTTACTAATTCCCACTCATTTAAATCGATTGTTTCGCCAAATGAATCTAATTCGATAGCACTCATTTTAACAGGTTCAATCGGTGCAACTATTGGTAAATCGTAGTCTAGTAAAGGATTTAAAGGCTTTAAATATAAATCTAAACTAACACCATTAAAAGCTAAAATCTTGTCTAATTGCTCGCAAATAAACTCTTGTGGTGGTTTTATTACGTTGTTTTGAAATAGTAAAAAAGCGTTTTTCATTTCGTCGGCATTTGAGCTGAAACCACCCGCGCTTGGAATACCAAAAAGAAGCCCCGAAGTTACACCGTGTGAGAGCATAATCTTGCTTCTTGCCTCATTGCTCACATACTCGTACTGTTGGGATGCATTGTCTAACGGTACGCTGTCAATCGTAGTCTTTTTGGTTTCGTCTGAATTAAAAGCTACGATTATTTTGTCGCCACTTGCGCCTGTTGCTTTTTTCTGTACGCTTTCAACTGTTAATTTTTGCGTGTCTTCATCCGGCACGCCGTTATTAAAATTTATGATTTTCAAAGGCGAAAATTGCGACTCAACTAATGAAATCAAGTACTCCGAAACATTTTCCTCTAGTTTTGCGTATGGTAAACCACCGATGTATTTTACACTTGAGAAATATTTTTGCGCAATGGTGTATTCTCCACACACCATTACCTCCAAAGTTTTATTTCCATTCCCAAAAGAAGGTATTGGAACGGCTGGAAAATCTCGCAACTTTTCCCAATTATCTGAGTAGTAATAATTTTCGATTATGCCATCAACATTGCATTTTTCGGGCCTTAAATTCTGAATTGGCAAATGTTGAATTTCAACTATCTTTTTTTTATTCTTAGAGTAGATAATTTGTAGCGAAAATTGACCTAATAAATAATAGTCCGTTATTGCTTTACGCATTGTATCCTTTGAAAATAACATTTTCATTTGCGCGTACTCATTAGGCTTTCTTGCCCCGTCACGTGCATCTAATCCTTTGCCATAAATAAGTTTAACGATGTTGTTAATTACTTGGTTATTGGTGGTAGAGTTGTTGTAACGATCAATTAAAAACTGATAATAATCATTTTTTTCACCGTACTTTACCCATTTATCCTGTCGGCTTTCGACGGCTTTAGGTGGGTTGTATGCCGCTAATTCAATCACGTGTGTATTACTCATAAATTACGTATGTATTTTCGTTAATTGTGTAGTTCTTAAGTTCTTGACTTGTGCAAAAAACTTTGTCAATATAAACCACTTTGTCAACATTCAAGACTTTCAAATCATAAAATTCATTTTCTTTTAAATCGAAAACTGATGATGCAATTAAGTAATATTTTTCAATATAAAATTCAACTTCAAAGTTAATCCCGTTCAAAGTAATCGAAGTTGCGCTTAATTCTTTTGGAATAAATTTAATTGTTTGAATATCTGTTGTCGGTCTTAAATGTATCATACATTGTAAACGTAAAATGTCTTTTTTGTTTTATCTTTGTAAAAAAAAGATATGATACCAAAAGAAAAAGCAGAGGAGTTAATAGAAAAATTTGAATCATTTGTGGACTACAATGAATGCGACGTATTTACCGGACGTCAAAATATGCTTAAAAACGCTAAACAATGCGCTTTTATATCTGTTGCTTTTGCAAAAGACAATCCATTAAACACAGAAGGCTATAACAAGTATTTAGATGAAGTAAAACAAGAGATAGAAAGTTATAAATAAAAAAAGCCATCAATTAAGATGGCTTTAATTCTCCTTTCTTTTAAAATTATATTCCTAATACAATCGTGAATCCTGCACCTGTTAATGTGTTGTCAATGAAATTCGCTGCTATTGGCTCTTCGCCTTTTAACTCCAAAGTGTATCCGGATGCATCGCCCAAGTTGGTACCTGTTGCAATTGTTCCGCCTGTTACTTCCATACCTCTCTTTAAACCACAATAGAAAAAATTACCGTTGTTATCTTCAACAATTACTTGTGGTTTTCCCCACGTTAAAAGTTTCAATTCTTTGTGGTCCTTCATTGTTAACTTTGCTAAAGTCAACTTTAAATTTTGCTCAAAAAAAGTAGTCCCTGCAT